TTGAATGATCCGAAGACTCTGGGAGCAATGCAGCGATGGCTGGTTCGCGTCGATCCCGAAGTTCTTCTGCTGCAGGAGGCTGTTGGCCCAGGCGCAGGCTTGCCGCCGAAGATCGTGGATATGGATCTAGTCGCAGGTGACGGGCACGTTGCGTGTTGGGCTAAGCAAAAAGTTGTTCGTCTAATTAGATACAGCGACATTCCAGCCGTGTTCGTGGAATCAGATTCTACCCTGATTTGCTGCATATATCTATCGGCCTACTCGAGCAGGGTTCGGGTTCGGCAACTCGACGCCCTTCGCTGTTCGCTTATGGACAATGCCAAGCCGCTTGTATTGGTTGGCGATTTCAATTTGGCGCCCATGCCGATGGACGGCCGCTACGGTGACGACGAGAGCAAATGGACGAGCGCAGGTGAACGCGCCGCACTCACAAGATTGCTTGCCGAAATCGGGCTGGTTGATCTCACAACGTGCGTTCGGCTAGGAGGGCAGCAATATACGTTTGAGCGGATCAACAAGGGTAAGTGGACGCGATTTCGCTGTGATCTGGCCTTCGCTACCGAAGGCAATGCTTTTGTTGCCCGCTACGACCATGAGGTGCGAAGCGGATCGAACGCGTTTACCGACCACTCAGCCTGTATCGTTGACCTACGGCCAGGAATGGCAATTGAAGGAGCGCCCACCTTTTCACCGCCCCATAGCGAGCCTCAGTCGGCTACCGTCACGACGTCAATTAATGTCCGCCCGCACAACACTGCAATTCATCGTTCCATCGCATCGAAGCCGGTCCGAAAACTCGTCGCATCAGGCGCACTCGGGCGATGGGGGGTACGTTCTATCCTTGATTACGGATGCGGGCACGGCGCCGACGTGCAGCACCTCACCAACCTTGGTTACGCAGTAGCCGGATACGATCCGCACCCGGATTTTGGTCGCGCCTTTCTACCATCCGACCGATTTGACCTTGTCCTCCTTTTATATGTTCTAAACGTGTTACCTACAGAATCACAAAGGCTGCAATCGATCCGCGGTGCTGCCCGTTGTCTATTACCAAAGGGACGCTTGTTGATGGTTGCCCGATCGCGGGCCGAGATCGACGGTGAAGCCGCGCGAAAGCTCTGGCCGCCTGAAGGCGACGGCTACCTCAGTGATGCTCGGCGGGGGATGTTTCAGCATGGTTTGATCCGCGAGGAATTGGTTGAACTCGCCGGAGAGGCTGGCCTTCGACCGGCAAGTGAACAACTCAACATTGGAAGTCCATGCGTCAGTCTGCTCGCAGTACTCCGCGACCCTGGCTGACATCTTGGCGTCCGATCCAGTTCGTTGGAAGCCTGAGGGCGAATACCGACATATCGCCCCGTGGGCGCGGGCGTCGCGGACCGATTTGCGAAGCGCGTTGATGTTGTCGGTCAGCAAATCGCTGTTACGGTCGAGCAGGTTGACCGTGAAGCAGTACATGCCGCTTGGCACGCGCTTGCGGAGGCAGTCCGTAACGGCAATCTGTTGGCGCGTCTGGCCGCGTGGCGCAAGTCACAGGTCCGCCGACGGAGGCGCCGGCGCGTTGCGGCGGCGGTTTCACCCGCCTTCCCGTGGTCCACAAACCATCCCCCCTTGCCCCGCCCACCCACTTTGCGTTAGTATCTCTAACCATGCCGCTCACCCGCCTCACCGCCATCGCCGACCTGCTGTGCCAGTTGATCGCGCGGCATGGGCATCTGCGGCGGCTCCCCGGGCCGCTGGTGGTTGTAGCGCGCCATCCGATTCCGGACAATTTGCCACCCGATTCCGGAACCACGCGGGATCATCCTCAGCCCTCTGAGAGCACGCTAATCGGCCTGTTATGGGGGCTCTAGAGGGGCGGGCGGCGAGAGATCAGCAACTCGGCGACGCGCTGGCTTCGGCCGCCGCCGGCGACCATGTAAGTGGTCTCCAATCGCTCCTGGGCGAAGGCGGCGAATACCTCACGCACCTCCGGCCGGTCGTTGAGCGACAGCAGAAACTTACCCTTCAGCCCAGACAGCGCCTCAGCCAGCCGGGCGAAGTCGTCGCGGGCGAATAGGCCGGCGCCATAGTCCGTCTCGCTGCCCCAGTATGGCGGGTCCAGGTAGAACAACGTCTCAGGCCGGTCGTAGCGGCGCAGCAGCTCATGCCAGTGCAGCCGCTCGATGACGACGCCAGCAAGGCGTTCATGCGCCCCCTCCAGCACCGATGCCAACTTTGTCACATCAAATCGGCCCGGCAACCCCGGCGAGACGCCGAAATGCTGCCCCACAACCTTGCCGCCGAACGCGGTGCGCTGGAGGTAGAGGAAGCGGGCCGCCCGCTCCAGGTCGGTGAGGGTATCGGCGTTGGCGGCCAGCAGCCGGTCAAACTCGGCCCGGCTGGTGAGTTGCCAGCGCAGCATGTCCATCAGCGCCTCATAGTGCCGCTGCAACACACGGAACAGCGTGGTCACATCCTGGCTGAGATCGTTGATCACCTCCGACCGGGCGCGCCACGGCCGGCGCAGGAATACGCCGCCCATGCCGACGAACGGCTCGACATAGGTCGCGTGCGGCACGGCGCCGATGCGGGCGATGATCCGCTTGGCAAGGTTGCGCTTGCCGCCGAGATACGCGGCGACCGGCGCGGCAGGGCGAATAGGCGTCGTTTCGAGACTCGACTCCATGTCGGATTACCACTGATATAGCCCCGTCTCCGGCCGGAGATGGCGGGGCGGTTCATCCGTGGGCGGCCCCCGCCGCCCGGCTCGGGCTGCTTCAACAGCCCGACCCCCGTCGCTGGAGGCTTCAGTCGCGTCCGGCGACGTAGATGCCACAGTTCGACAGAGTCACGGTCAGCGTGCCCGTGGTGTTCGGCATCATCTGCACGTCGAAACTGCCCTGCAGGATGTTCTGGTTGCCGCTGTTTGCGTCCACCGTCAGCGGCCAGGTGGCGGCGATCAGGTTCATGGTGCCACCGATTTGGGTGATGCCGGCCGCGCCGGTGGCCGAGATCATCGGGCCGGTGCCGTTGGCCAGCTGATAGTTGGCGATCGCATCGGTGGTCCGCACCGCCAACTGGGCAAGATTCACGTTGGCAGCATTGCTGACCGTCACCGCGCACTGGCCATAGACCTGATCGCCCGTGTTCAACCCGACGCTGGCGGGCGTCTCGACGGCATAGGGCCAGACGAGCTGCAGAATCGCCGGGTAGGCGCCCGCCGCGTCCGAGATGGTCACGGTCCAGGAGTCGCCGCCCGGCACCAGCGCATTCTGGGTGCCGCTCCAAGTGATGGCATCGGTGCCATGGCTGTCGTCGGTGATGGTGAAGGCGATCTGGCTGCCGCTGGTGCCGCAGCTGCCGGTCGGGGTGGCGCTGAGCGAGTAGGCGCCGGGGCCGCCGGTGCCAGGGCCGCCATTGATGTAGGTATTGGCGGCGATCGTGCAGCCACCGACGGACGTGGTGATGTGACCCGAGCCGATGAGGCCGTAATACTCGGTGCCGACCGTCAGGGTGCTGCCGGTGATATAGCCCAGGACCGACGTCGCAAAGCACTGCGCGCCCATGCCGAACGGGACGAAACCGGTGAACCCGCACGAGGCCGTGCCGCCACTGACCCCCATGTCGAGCCCGTAACGCACCGCATACATGCTCTCGCCGTTGGCCACTGCGGGCGTGGTCGCGAGCAGGATCGTGGTGCCCGCCGGGATGGTCGCAGCCGGCGACGGTGAGACGCTATAGGTGCCCGCCTGCCCATTGGTGATGCTCGCCTGCGTCACCGCCATGCTGGCGGCGCAGCCGACGCAAGTCACCTTGTCGCCGGTGTTCACGCCGCCCGACGCGACGGAGGTGATCACCATCGACCCGCCGGTGCTGATGCTGCCAGTCATGTAGCCGGTGAAGTTGCTCTCGGCGATCGCCGGGACGGACGGCGACGTGGTGCCGAGGGTGCCCGACAGCGTGGCCAGCGTGCCCGGCGGGAAATCCATCGCGCGGATCAGCATCGTGGCGCCGTTCGGCCAGGTGTTGCTATTGGCGAAATATTGGCAGGCGTTGGCGCCGGACGCAGCACCGAACGTGGTCTGGCCGACGGTCAGGCCGCACAGGATGTGGGTCGGCGACGAACCGATCTCGCCAGCCGGGTTGATCAGGGAATCCCACAGATCGTACGCGCCGACGCTGACCGCCGGCACCCCCGCGCCCGACAAGATCGGCCCCTCGGCCGCCACGATGTCGGATGCCTCGATCGCCCCGCCGGCCGGCGATGGGTGGATCAGGTCGGCGGTGGAAATCAAGGCCGGGAAGGCGAAACTGAACGGATCGGCCGGGTTTACCTGCCGCGCAGCGTCGTCATACAGCACAAGGTTGGCGCCTTTCGGCGCTGCCACCGCCCAGCGCTTCTGCTGGATGTAATCGACGATCCAGTGGTTGATGCGGGCCGTCTCGGCCACACCCAGCGCGCATTGGCTCTCGCTGACGCCGAGCGCCTTACAGGTGCTGAACGCATGATAGGGCAAGGTGGTCTGGATCACGCTTTTGCCGGCGGCGAGTAACGTGCTCCAGATGTGCAGGTAGTTGGCCTCCATCTCGAACAGCTCGACGCCTTCGATGGCGGAATTCCGCGTTTGCGTGGCGCAGGTGCTGTTGGCGGCCGTCAACGCCCAGGCTGAACCGTTCCAGACATAGTAGCCGACCGTGAAACTGGTCTGGCTGGTCATCTGTTCGATGAACGTGCCGAGCGGGAAGCAGCTCGTGCCGGTGGCGTTGGTCTGGAAGAAGTATCGGTGGTCGGTGTAGCCGTAGGGCAGCGCCGACGCTGCGGTCACCACATTCGAGCCCAGCGTCGTCGTCACCGAGGCTTGCGCCAGGCGGTCGGTGTCGTCGCCGCCAAGGTGAATGCCCCATACCGACACCTGCGCACCATGGCTGCCGTAGTTGCCGCTGGCGGCCAGTGCGTCGGTCAGACGGTTGATGGTGCCGGCCGCGGTGAATGGCGCGGTGGGCGGATTGGCGGCGGACACCAGGGCCTGCGGGTAATAATTGCCGGTGCCCGCCGCCGTCTCGGTGATCTCGCCGGAGATCGAGAAGTCGCCGGCGCCCGGCGTGAAGGCGTTCATGTAGGCGCCGTAGCCGGCCAGCGTGGTGATGCTGGTGATGGCGCTGGCGCCGCCGATATAACCTGAAACGGGCGTCGCGCAGCCGATCACCCCACCTGACGAATTCACGTCCAAGTACATCTGCTGTCCGCTGGACAGCGTCACGTAATCGGTGTGCGCGTAGCCCGTCCCGGCCTTGCCGACTGTGCAGTCCACCGCGACCTGAGAGCCGTGCGTGCTCGGCTGGTAGCCAAGCGGGTCGAACCGGATCAGCCCCTTGGACAGCCCGGCGGCGAGGCAATAGGGATTTTGCGCCGAGCAGGTGTACTGATTGGCGTTGTACCCGCCCGCGAAGTTATAGGGCGCCCCGTCGATCATGCCGATCGTGCCGTGGCTGTCGCCGAACATGCCGAACGAGACGCCCTGCTGGGCATAGCTCGGCGGCAGCGGGGTGAACCCCAATGCGTTGGAAATGGCGGCGGGGGTCACGCCGCCGCTGGGCGCGGTCAGCTGCGCCTGGGCGGCGCCCGCCGCCAGCAGCGCCAGCAGCGCCAGAAACATGCGCCTCATTGGTAGGCAGCCTGGCAGTAGCCCTCGATCTTATGCCCCGCCGTCGCGGCGACCCAACTGATCGCGAGGCCGCCGGTCCAGCCGACGGTCTGTGACTCGTCGGGCTCCAGCGAGATGCTGGCGCCCCCGCCGCCTGCCACCGCCGTGCCGGTGACGTTCACCCAGATCGCTTCAGCGGTGCCGATGCCCTGCTCGGTCGCTGTCGCGGGGTTCTTGATGACGCAGAAGACCGAAACCCCCGCATTCTGGAAATTCTGCGCTACCCCGGCGCTGGCCAAGGTCAGGCTGCCGGTGGCCGGCGTGTTGGTGGCGGCGGCGGGCCACGCCGCGCAGACCAGCCCCAGCGTGAGCAGGATCCGTTTCATGCTGTCCTTCACAATGTCCATTTGCCGCTGGTGGCGTCCCACCACAGGGTCAGGCTGGTGTTCGCCGCGATGGCGGTCGGGACGCTGCTGGCAGCGCCAGGGCCACCCCAGGTGATCGAACTGGCGTTCAAGGGCTGGCCGATGACGCGGATGAGCAGTGTCGTCTGGTCAGCGGACGGCGTGGGCAATGTGATGGTCACGCTGGTGACGGCGGCGGCGGGACGGATATTCAGCACCGCCGTGGCGGTAGGCATGCTGATGGTGCTGCCGCTGGTGCCCGGCGTGGCCGTGCTGACGGCGCCCGACCCGACCGCCTCCAGTCCGCGCGTCAACGCCGTGAAGCTGCCGGCCGCCGGCGTGGTGGCGCCGATCGGCAGCGGCGAAGCGGGGTCGAAGCCGTTCTGCGCCTGCCATACCGTCGTCGAGAGGCGATAATACCAGGTGAGACACTGGCCGTTGCCGATCACCGAGGGGATCAGGCCGCCGGTGCTCTCGCCGCCCGGCGCCGCCCAGGCGATGCCCGTGCTTTCGCCCTTGCTGCAAACCGAATAGGTGCTGGCGTTGCTCACGCCCGACGGCAGCGTGATGGTCTGCCCGGTCACACCGGTCAAAATCCACAACACCGCCTCGGTGCCGGCGCTATAGGTGCCCCCGTTGGTCAGCGTCACATAGCTTGTCGGCTGGCCCGGCAGGTTCGGGATTTGCGTGTCGCTGTACGGGTCCGTGCCGCCCTGGACGACGTAGATGTCGTCGGTGCTCGGGACCGTTCCAACCAGCATCGGCGACGTGCCTGAGCCGCTGGTGGTGCCCCATCCGGAGATCTGGTTGCTACCCGCGCTCGCGTTCACGTAGTCGATTGCGCCGGAGACGTCGTAATCCCAGAAGCTGTTGCCGGCCAGCATGTTGCCGCTCGCGGCGGCGCCGCTGGTGCCAAGGCAGACGCCGTGCATGTCGCGCTGTTGCGAAGAACCCGTTGGCCAGCCGTTGAACTGCACGCCCTGGACGATGATGCCGTTCGATTGCAGCGTGAGCTGGCAGGTGCCGGTGGCGCTGCCTTCCGGGAACTGCGCGAACACATGGCCGCCGATGAAGTGGCTATTCTGGCCAAGATCGACTTGCTGCCGGCCGCCTTCGAAATAGCCGTTGTAGATGTTGAAACTTCCGCCCGGCGCATAGAACTGCGTGGCGCATCGGTTCGAAGATGAGCCGGCCAGATAGGTGTGGATCGTATCGACGGTGCCATTGCTGGCGGTGGCATTGAACGAGAAATAAGTGTTGTCTGCGGCTTGGCAGGCGTTCTCGATGTCGATGTGGTCAAGCCAGCTATCGTGCGGGCCTTCCCAATCCCAGCCGTCCTGCTGCGCGTTGACGATGCGCAGGTGGCTCAGATGCGCCAGACCGACGCTATAGGCCCCGCCGCCGCCGGAGTTCTGAAAGCCGGTATGGAAGGCCGCGCCGACCGTGTTCTGCACGATCAGGTCGTGCCATTTCCAAAGCTGCCCATAGCAGACGATGCCGTTGGTCTGCGCCGGATTGCTGGCCGCCTGCGCCGCGTAATTGCCGTCGAACGTGATGTTGCCCAGCTCGAAGCCGTCCGCGGTGATGGTGACGGTGCCGGCGACGCTTTGCGTTCCGGTGGCCGCCGCGTCGGCGTAGGAGACGCTGCCGGCCGACGACGCGGTGATGACGAACGTGCCGTTGTAGCCCTGCGGATTGCCGCCGGTGCTGGTGATGCCGGCGACCACGATGGTGCTGCCCACCGGCAGCGTCTCGGACTGGTTGAGGGCGAGCGTGGCGACCCCGCCAGCGACCGAGGCGGACGTGGTGCCGGCGTTGCTGGTCACGTCGCCGGCGCCGAACAGCGCGTAGGCGTTGGTGCACAGCACCAGGTCAGTGCCGTCGTGCGACGGCATCAGTTTCATGGTGGTCTGGCCGGCGGTCGAGCCGAGCAGGCCGCCATAGGCGACCGGAACGATGGACGTCCCGATCATGAATGTTCCGCTCGGCGCCGCGACGCGGCCATAGGTGGCGAGACAGGTGTTGATCGCCGGCCCGGCGTCGCTCACGCCATCGGTCGGCGCGCCGCAGTCATCGACGATGTTCGGGATGTGGCTGAACCGCTGGGCGATGTCGGTCCAGGTGCTGGTGGCGGTGGACAGGACCGAGGCGGTGATATGCTGCGGGCCGCCGATCGCCGCCGTCGCCAGCAGCAGCAGCGCGACCGCGCCGGCAATGAAGCGTTTCATTCCTGCACCTGCACGGGTGTGCCGCCGTTGTTCCACCACGCGCCGATCGGCAGGCCCGTGTAACTGGTCGGCAGCGTGGCCAGCCACGCCGACATGCCGCTGCCGAACAGGTTCGAGGCCAACACCTTGGCCAGCGCGCCGCCCGACTGCACCAGCAGGTAGTCGCCCGTCAGCAGCCCGGCGTTGACCGGCGCGGTGTCCAGGCTGGCGGCGCTGCCGTTCGGGCCGAACCCGAGCGTCTGGCCCAGGGTCTGGCCGGTGGGGCGGACGAAGACGTTCACGCGTTCACCCCGCGATCGAGGAAGATGTAGAAGGTGTCGCTGATGGTGGTAATGCCGGCCGCCACCACCTCGGTCTGGCAGGGCAGGCCGCCATAGGGCCAGCCGGTGGTGTCGGCCGTGACGGTGCCCCAGCCCAGTTCCGCGCTCAGAGTCACCGCGGGCGTCGCCACCACGTTGCCGAACGCGTCACAGATCAGCACGCCCACCGATGTGGCCGTGGCGAGATTTATGGGGTTGCCGCTGTCGTCCGTGAACAGCAGGTCGAGTGCCAGGGTGGCGCCCTGCTTCAGCCGGACGACGTAGGTGAATGCGCCGGACATCAGTACTCCAGCACCACGCGCGCCGGGCCGCCCGCGCCGCCGCCACCGCCGCCGCAGCCGCCATAGCCGCCGCAGCCCGGCAGCAACGGCGTCGCGCCCGTGGCCGTGATGATGGTCGAGGGTGAGACGCCGTCCGGCGCGCCGCCCTGTGCGTTGATCAGGGCGGACCCCGCCGCGTAAGCGAAGCCGCCGGCCGCCGCCGCGCGCGTCAGCACCGGCGTGCCGGTCGTCACCAAGCCGGCGATGTTGCCCGTGTTGGCGATGCCGGCCGAGTTGCTGGCTGCCCCGCCGGTGCCTCCGCTGATCGCTGCGAGTGTGCTTGCGCCATGGGCGATCGACGTGGTGCCCCCGGCGCCACCCGCCGTCGGGCTGGCGCCCCCGGTGCCACCGGTGCCGCTTGCCCCGACCACGACGGTCAGCGACCACCCCGGCTGCACCGCGAGCATGAACACCGCCTCGGGCGCGCCCGCGCCGGCCACCCCCGCGTCGCCGGTGGTGTGGGTGCCGCCGCCGCCGCCGGGCGCCCCGGTGAGGGTCGCGCGGATCATGGTCTTGCCGGCCGGCACCACGAACGTGTTCGTGCCGGGCGTCAGGTAGGAGATCATCTGCGGCGGGCCGCCCGACACCGGCGGCACCGTCATCAGCCAGGTGATGTTGGTGTCGCTGAACAGCTCAGCGGTCGCCAGCGGCGGAATCAGGAAGCTGGTGCCGGTCAGTCCGGCGAAGCCGATATTGTCGCTGCCCGCTGTTTGGATGGTCACCGTGTTGGAGGAGTTGTCGTCGCGGAAGATCTTGAACGCGATGCTGTTGCTCACGGCGCTCCCGCACAGCGTGCCGGCCATGGACGCCGACAGCGGCAGGGTGATGACGATATTGCCCGCCGCGGCGTTGACCACGATGCGCCCGGCGCTGTCGGGCGTGAGCGTGAAAGGCGACATCGAGGCGATGATCAGGGCATAGTTCGACCCGGTCAGCCGCCGGACCGCCTGCTGCAACTGCCCCGCGCCGCCGTTGCTGTCGCTGTCTTCCAGCGTAATGCCAGTACTCTCGATAACGCCGCAGACGTTCTCCTGCACATCGTTCAGCCACGCGGCGTTCACCTGCGAGCCGTTTGGCACCGTCGGCGGGTTCGGGTTCTGAAAGCCGGTGCGGCTGCCGGGCGAAAGCGTCGTCGAATAGAGGCCGGTGGTGCGGAGCATCAGGTCACCCGGTGAACAGGAAAAGCGGGATGGTGTGGGATGGCGCCTCGCCGAGGATCACGGCGGGCACCGGCGTGGCGAGCGAGGTCGAGACCAGGTCGCCGGCGCGCATCGTGCCGGCCTCGGCGGGATCGGACAGGTAGGTCGGCAGCCGCACCAGCCAGTAGAACGCCAGCGGATCGGCGCCGAGCGTGTCGCCGGCCACCAGCACGCCCGCGACGTTGCGCGGCAGGTCGCAGCCGACGCACCCGTCCGCCGCGAAAAGCCCGGCGACGGACGGCCAGTATTCCTGAATCGTGATGGTCACGCCCATCGTCGCGGCCAGCGCGATGTAGTCGCTGGGCGCCATGTTGCCGCCCTCGGCCCAGCGGCTCCATTCCAGCGTCGCCAGCGCCGCCTCGCTCAGTTCCTGGCTGGCGGCGTCGCGGCCGTAGGGGTCGGGGCCGAGCACACGCTGAAAGTCGGGCAGGCTGTAGACCGCGCTGCGTGGGTCGATCTCGTTCAGCATCGAGGCCGCCGTGGTCTCGATCAGCGACGCCTCACTGGCCCAGGGTTGCAGGAACGTCGCCCACACGCTGGCCGGATCGTGCGGCAGTGCCCAGCCGGGCGGCGTCAGCGCCAGCAGCTCGCCGAGCACCTGCGCCGGCGTGCGGGGCGCGGGCGCGGTCATACGAAACTCAGCACGCCGGCGACGGCGATGGTGCCGGGGCCGAGCACCACATCGGCCGCGGGCACGCTGATGTCGAAGCTGAATGCGCCGCCGCCGGCCGCCTTGATGGCGCTGGCCATGTCATCAAGATACTCGGTGCCACCGATCTCAGCCGTGGTGGTGATCCAGGACGCGAAGCCGTTTGCTGCGGCGGTGCGGTTGGCGGTGGTGTCGGGCACCAGATGCACGGTGCCGTTGATGGTCTGGGTGACGGCGGTGGCGGTCAGCACATAGGCGGTGACCGGCCGCACGCCCGCGACATAGGCGGCCACGGTGGCGACCTGGGCGGTGCTGAGTTCCGACGGTCCGATGCCGGCGACGAACAGCCCGACGCTGCCGGCGCCGACATAATTCGGGATCACCTGCACGTAGGCGACCGACGACGACGAAGCCTCGGCCCAGGTGGTGTAGTCGGCCGCGTTGCCGCCGCGCCCGCGCTGGCGGATGCGTTGCAGCAGCCGCGCTTGCAGGGCGGCGTTGCTCTCGGTGGCGGCGCCGCTGGTCAGGCCCGGCAGGGTGACTGTGAGCGACTCCGGGCTGAGGCCGCTCACCGGCGTTGTCAAGGTCAGCACCGCGCCGGCCACGAGGGCGGTGACGCCGGTCAGGCTGGCCACGAAATCCACCGTCAGCGGCGAGCTGCCCAGCGTGCCGCCCGACGTGGTGGTGTAGCCGTTGCCGACGCTGTCCTGCATCGCCAGCGCAGACGGCACGACCGTTCCCAATGTCCCGCTGACCGTGCCGGTGCCCAGCACGACGCCCGATTGCGGGTTCAGCCCCGCCTGCGGCGACAGCAATGTCAGCACCGTGCCGGCGACCACATTGCCCTGCGCGCCCGCGCTGCTGGCGGTCAGCGGCAACGTCGCTGCGCCGCCGGAAATCGTCGCGCCGGCGGTTGTGACGTAGCTGTTGCCGAGGCTGTCGGTGACGACGATGCCGGACGGCAGCACGGTGCCGTTGGTGCCGGCGACCACGATCGAACCGGTCGCCGCCTGCGCCGGAATGCGCGTCAGGCCCCAGATGCTGGCATGGTGATCGAGGTTGTCGATGGTGGTGTCGGGGAACAGCTCGCCCATCACGTAGGACTGGTACTGATACAGGTCGTAGGCAGTCATGCCGACGATGCGCGCGTTGGCGCCGGCGAGGGTGTTGGCGGCGGTGGCGTTGAAATTGCCGTAGATGCCGGCATACACGCCGGCCGCGCGGTTGCTGATCTCGACTGGCGTGGGGATCGGCCAGGGCATCAGACGGCGACGCGCTGCGTGGTGTCGGCGGCCGCCCCGCCGGAGATCGCGCGGATGCCCAGCATGCCAGGGGCGACCCAGCGCACGGCGAGCTGGACCGGCGTGCCGAGCATGGCCTGCACCTGCGCCAGCGCCTCGGCCGCGGCACCTTCGGCCAGCTTGCGGGTCTGCTCTGTCTGCTTGGCCCTCACCAGCAGCCACAGCCGCGAACCGGTGCGCAGCCCCTGCGCATCGAGCGCGTCGCCCGCCCAGCCGCGGCGCAGATCCACCAGCGGGACCGGCTGGCCCGGCGCCGGCACCGACCAACCGGCGCCCGGCTCGGGCAGCACGTCGGTCGGCCGCGCGCGGCGGTCGCAGCCCAGCGCCATCAGCATGTTGGTGACGGGCGTGGTGTCGAGCGCGAAATCGCCGCCATTCCACACCAGGTCGCAGCCCTCGCGGGTGGGGTCCCAGACCAGCGCGATGTCCAGCACGCCGGCCGTCGTGCCGATCGGCGCGTAGCGCGCCGCCGATTGCAGCAGCGTGGCGTTGGATGCGGTGCCGGACATGGCGCTGATCCTCGCGCGCACGCGGGAGCGCCGTCATCCCTTCCCCGGAAGGGCTAGCTGCCGGCAACCGGCGGCCCCGTATCGCCGCCGCCCGTCAGGACACCGCCGTGGATATGGCCGAGCAGATCCACCTGGTCGCCGGTGCCCTGGCCGGCGGTGACGTTGCCGGTGACCGTCAGCGTGCCGACGATCGCGACGTTGCCGGTGATGGTGATGCCGCTCGTGGTCATCGCGATGCTGATGCCGCCGACGGCCAGATTGACCTGGCTGGCCGCCAGCACATCGACGATACCGCCCTGGCGCAGCGCCACGCGGTCGCCGGTGGCGTCGTAGAGCACCACTTCGCCGGGCGCCAGACCGCCGAAGCGTAGCCCCGGCGTGACGGCGGGAAGCGCGACCAAGTCGCCGGGGTCGGCGCCCATCGCCAGCAGATGCACCACCGAGCCGACGGCGACGGCGGCGGTCGATAGCCCGAACGGCTGATATACCTCGATCGCGCTGCGCAGCATGCCGTCATGCGTGATGACGTCCACCGTCTGCATCGCGCCGGTGTCATTCACCGCCTGCACGAGCCCGCGCATCGCGGTGCCGCGCAGCTCCATCACCGTCTCCGAAAGCGGCTTTTTCATGCGCTCAGGGCGCCTTTAGCGGGCGCTTAGGCTGCGGCTCGTCGATGCGGTCGAACGCGGTCAGCCCGACCACGCCGATGTCGGTGGTCGGCGTCGCCGGCTTCGCGCCGTCCGGCCCCAGCCGAAAGCCGACGCTGCGGATCAGCATCACGTCGTCGATGCCGGCGTAGCGGTCGTAGACCCGCACGGTGGTGTTCGGCCGCCACAGCTCGCCGTTCGCGCGCCAGTCGAGCACGGTGTAGGTCAGGCCGGTGCTTTCGCCGCGCGCCACCCGCACCGCCCATTCCGCCTGTTGCTGCTGTGTCGCGCTGCCGCTTTGGGTGCGCGTCATCCGCACACTCGGCCGGAAGCGCGTCACCTCGGGGTCGGTGGCGTGGCCGGTCATCAGGATGCCGGCGGCCTCGATCGCCTGCGCGCCCGCCATGTTCGGCTGGGTGCCGGGCACATAGTCGTGCCCCATCGGCGGTGCGCCGGACGGCCGATGCCCGGCGCATTTTTCCGACTGGCCCTTCACGTAGATGTCGCTGAAGCGGTGCGTGTCGTCGAAGGTGAAGGCGGCGGACTGGACGAGGCCCCCGCCGCCCACGATCAGGTCGCCGGGCGCCGCCGCGCGGCCGCCGCTGGTCAGCAGCAGGCCGCCGACGCCGTCGCTCACCACCAGAACGCCGCGCTGGCGCGCCGCCTTCTCCAGCAGGCTCAACGCGCTCTCGTGCGGGTTGATCGCGAGGCGAACGAACGGCGCGCCGACATCGGTCTGCGCCGCCACGGATATCCCGAACGGGGCGCAAACCTGCCGCGCGACTTGCAGCAATGTGGCGTTGCGCCATTCGGCGGGGCCGGTCGGGGCGGCGGAGCAGTCGGCGAGATCGCCAGTCTTGTCGCGGCCGGAAATGCTTAAAGAAAGCGATCCATCGGTCCATTTGCCCTCCATCTTGTCGATCCAGCCGTCCAGCACCAGCTCGCCGTCGAGCGCCAGCGTGCAGCTTTGCCGGCGCAGGATCGGCGACGGCACCGGCGCGAACGTGCTGCCCGGCATCGCCGCGTCGGCACGGCCGGCGTCGCGCATCGACAGGCTGAACGTGCCGGTGATGTTGCGCAGGTCGCGCGTCAGGGTCATCGACAGCCATTTGGTGTAGGCGACGCCGTTGATGGTCAGTGCGACCCGGCCGCCGCCACTGCTCCAGCTCATGCCGGCACCAGGCTGGCGGTGCTCGCCAGCGTCTCCAGCGGGCCGGCCGGCACCAGCGCCGGATTGCGCAGCGTGTTGCGGGTGATCAGGTCGGCATAGGTGGACTGAATCAGGCCGGGCGTGTCGCCGGCCAGGATGTTGGCGATCAGCCACGCCGGCAGCGACGCGGCGACGACAGTCTGCACCTGCGGCAGCCGGCCGATGGTGGCCGTCATGTCCGCCACCAGCGCCGCGCGTGCGTCCTGCAGCTCGCACCACAGCAGCCCCGCCTGCACGGCGGCGGCGACGGTGGTGACGGTCGGCACCGAGGCAATCGCCGCCTGGGTCGCGGTCGCGTCGATCGCGGCCAGCAGCAGCGCGAGGTTTGACTGCGCTTCCTGCGCGCTGTTCCACGCGATGGTGGTCGCGGCTTGCGCGGCGGCGATCGCGCTCAGCGCCGATTCGGCGAGTGCCAAACTGGCGGTGAGGCCCAGCGTGGTGAACTGTGCCTGCGCGCTGGTGCTGGCGGCGAGCAGGATGCCCATCGTCACGCGGCCGTCGATCGGCGTCGGCACCACGGCCGCATCGCCCGGCCCCACGGCCGGCGTCAGCAACGTCTGGCTGGCGGCCACCACGGCGGCGGGCACGGCCGCGATCAGCGCGCCGACGCCCGCGCCGTAGGCGGCGCCGCTGGGCACGTCCACCACGCCCGACAGTCCGGCGATGGCGGGCGCCACGGCCGCCGCGAGCTGCGGGTTGCCGGCGGCGCCGTTGCTGCCCAACACGCCGGTGGCGGCCTGCCAGTAGCCCACCAGCCCGTTGGCGTAGCTTTCCACGCTGCCGGCCAGCCACAGCAGCGTGCTGACCGGGGCCAGCACGGCGGACAGGAAGCTCTGCACCTGGGTCTGCACGGCGGCCACTGCGTCGAGCAGCTCGTCCAGCGTGGACTCGTCCTGCTGGTCGGGCGGCACGAACGGCGCGAAGGTCGCGCTGAAGCGAACGACGCGCTGTTCCTTCTGGCTGAAGGTGATCTCGGCCGGCTCGGTCAGCACCATTTGCAGGTCGCCGAGCCACGGGTGCACCAGCGTGCCCGGCCCCGGCGTGCGCAGCGCGTCCTCGATCTGCCGCCCGTAGGACACGTACAGGTCGCCCACGATCAGGCCGGTGATCTTCATCGGCCCGTCGAACGCGCCGAGATCCTGGAAGTCGGTGTCGTCGCTGCCGGGGAAGAAGAACCGCTGCACCCGGCGGCCAACGCTGTGGCGGCTGTCGGGCATGTAGAACGGCACGCCGTTCCAGGATGCGTCGGCCAGCGCGCCAGGCAGACCCAGGATGGAGACCGGAAAATCCATCAGTCGCGGCCGACGACGCGGTTCGGGTCGGCCTGCGTGGTGACGGCGCCGCCGCTGTTGGTCGCCGTGTCCACCTTCAGGCCGGGGTCGTGCGTGACGTGCACGTTCACGTCCACCGGCGGCTGCGGGGCGGCCGCGGCATGGTGAAACAGCCCCTTGCCGCCGCCGCTCGCCGGCGCGGGTGCGCTCGCGTCCGCCGCGCCGGCTGTCGCGGGCTTGCTGACCAGGTGCAGCTTCTGGAGCACCGCCTCTACGTCGCCGGCGAAGGCATCGAACGGTGCCCGGATGTCAGCCCAGAGTTTCGCGAAGAAGTCGGTCAGGCCGCTCCAGGCGGTGCGGATGCGGCCAATCGTCGCGGTCATCGCGCCGCCGATCCAAGCGCCCAGCCACGTCTCCCACGCCGTGAAGGCGTCCTGCACGCCGTGCCACAGGTCGGTGAAATACTGCTTGATGCCGTCCCAGTGCTTGTAGATCTCCACCGCCGCCACGCCGAGCGCAACCACGGCCGCGATCGCCAGCGCCACCGGGCCGCCGGCCACCATGCTGATCACGCCGATCGCGGCGCCCAGCGCGCCAACGACGCCCGTCGCCGCCTCGACGCGCGGACCCCAGACCGGGAAGGCATCGTTCAGCGCGGTGATGCCGTCCTTCATGTCGCCCAAAACGCGCGTCACCAGTTGGAGCGCGGGCGCGAAGCCCTCGCCGATGGTGCGGGTGATCTGCTCGATGTTCTCGTGGAACAGCCGCACCTGCGTGATCGGGTCGGCGACAGCGGTGCTGAAGTCCCGCTGCACCGTCGTCTGATCGACGCCATCCAGCTTGGTCTTCAGCGCGTTGAACTCGTCGCGGTGCTGCAACAGCGCCATCACCGCCTGTTCGGCCTGCTGATTGTGCATCACGCCGTGCAGCGTCTCGGACATCTTGACCGGGTCCTGGCCCTTGGTCATCTCGGCCAGCTTGTCCAGGATCGTGTCCATCGGGTTCTTGCCCGCCTTCTCGCCTTCTTGCAGCAGGGCCGGCAGGTCGATGCCCGCGTTTTTCTGGAATGCGTTCTTCGCGGCGTTGCCGGTCAGGTAGTTCAGCGCGTCGGAAAAGTCCGCCGCCGCCTGGCCGGGGTTACTGGCATTTTTCATCACCGTCTCAAGTGCTGCGAAGCTATAGTCCGCGCCCTCGCGTCCCTTCATCCCGAGCGACGACATGAAGCCGGACACGCCGGGCAATTCGCGCGAGAAGTCTTCAACCTTGAAGCGGCCTTCCTTCGCCGCCTGTGCCATCGCCGACAGGGCGCTCCCGATCTTCTCCTCCGGCACCTTGAAGTTCTGCAACAGCGCGCCGACGGCAGGCCCAAGCGCTTCGGGGCTGATGTTGTAGGCGGTGGCCGCCTGGCTGTGCGCGCCGATCACCTTGTCCAGGATGTTGGCCGGGATGCCGGTGGTAACGAGGTCATAGTAGGCTTTGGCGATGCTATCGCTCGACTGTCCGGTCTTCTGGGCGTCCTCGGCGAACAGCTTGGTCAGGCGGTCGATCTCCGGCTTCACCGTATCGCCGCTCTTACCTCCGGCGATCGCGATGTGGCGCAGCGTGTTTTCGTAGGCCGCGTATTGCTCCACCGGCTCGACGATCGAGATGCCGGCGACCGCGCCGCCGATGCCGCCGATCTTGTCGGCGAAGTGGCCGGCGCCGGTCCACATTCCGTCCAGCTTCTTGCCCACGGCACCGGCCGTGTCGCCGAGGCCAATCAGCACTTTCTCGAAGACGCCGACGTGTTCGGCCGCCTTCTTGGTCGCCGGCTCGACCTTGCTGAACGCGGCGTCCAGCTTATCGCCCAGCGTGGTGAACCCGTCGCCGGTCACGCCGATCAGCTTGTCCAGCTTTTCCATCAATACTTTCTCGAAGACGCCGACGTGTTCGGCCGCCTTCTCGGTCGCCGGCCCGACCTTGCTGAACGCGGCGTCCAGCTTATCGCCCAGCGTGGTGAACCCGTCGCCGGTCACGCCGATCAGCTTGTCCAGCTTTTCCATCAATCCCGTCAGTCCGGCGCTGAGCTGATCGTCCAGCGTCAGCAGCAGGCTGGCTTTTATCTCGCCGGCGGCGCCGCTCATGGCTGCATGCTCTCCCGCACCCGTTCAGACCAAGCGACGGCGGCGTTGTGCCAGAAGGCGGCTTCCTCGGCGGTCAGGGCGTCCAGGTCGGCCTTCGGCCAGTGGTAGTGCGCGCCGATCGCCGCCAGGATCAGCGGCCAGTCGTCCGTCCACTGCCCAGAAAAAAACCCACGACCGCGCTCGCCGCGTTGGCGTCGGCCGCATCCATTCGGTCATACAGGCGGTGCATCAGCGCCGGCTTCACCTGAGCGCTGCGCGCAATCACCACCACTGCCCGGTCCTCGGCCGGCGCACTGGCCACCGCGCGCATGTCGGCGCCCGTCAGCCGACGGAAATGCAGTTCGGCGTGGTGTTCCTCGGTCGGCGTGGTGGCGCCCGGCGTGCGGTAGCGCAGCGTGACGGGATACAGCAGCGGCAGGATCACGCTGCCATCCGGCTGGCGGCGCGCGTGCTTCGGCAGCCCGTCGTCGCCGGCGACATCCAGCGTCTCGATGTCGTCGGCCGGCGCGGACTTGTCGTCGAGGTCGATGATCTCGACGCCGGGGAAGCTCGCGGGCGCGATGTCAGCCATTGAGCAGCTCCGTGGCGATGCCGAACGCCCACTCCATCTTCACCTTGCCGCCCTCGCCGCCGGTCCAGTTGACGGTATTGGTCAGGAAGGCGTCGGGGATGACATAGGTCTGCCCGGTGTCGCACTGCATCTGCAGTTCGCCGGTGCCGGTGGTCCAGATGCCGAACAGGCTGTCGCCGCGCAGCAGCCGCTTGGTGCACATCGCCTTGCCGGCGACCATTTCGTCGGCATAGTCGATCTGCTTGCCGTTCACGACCGCCTTCTGTTGCAGGCCGCCGTTCTGGAACGTGCTGCCCTTTTCCACAGCCATCTTCTGGCCGTTCCAGACGATATTGACGATGCCAAGTGCCTGCGCCATCGCGCTCTCCTTACGTCTGGGCCGTGGTGGCCACGTCGGCGAGCAGGCTGAACTGCAACTGGCCCGCGAAGATCATCAGGTTGTCGATCAGCTGGATCTGCATCCGCGCGTCCATCCGGTTCGGGTTGGTCGCGTCGAGCTGGAACACCGATGCCGCCACCGTGGCCTGCGAGTTCTGAATCCAGCCGAGCTGCTCATACAGCCGGCAGCGCGCACCCCAGCTGCTCTGCATCCGCCGGGGCGTGACGATGGTGTCGTCGTATTCCGCCGCGATGGTGCCGTCGGCCGCCATCTTGTTGCGCGGATAGGTCAGGCCGACGTAGCTGATCCAGTCGTAGCGGATGCGGCTCATCGTCTCGGCGGTCATGATGTCCATCCAGGACGTGTCCGGGATGCTGCCCGACGCGAACTGGTAGGTGGACACCGCGCGCTGGATGCGCACCGTGCCGTCGTTGCCGACGGTGAAGGTGGCCATGCCGGTGGTCAGCATCGTCTGTTCGGCGGTCTCGGTCAGGATGTCGGCCGAGGCCGGCGCCACCGCGCCCGGCAGCACCAGGTTGCGCAACTGGCGGCTCGGGTCGTTGACCAGGTTGAACACCGCGACGCCGGCGTACAGGGCCGCCATCTCCCACGGCGCGGTCGGTTCGTTCTGCAACCCGCCGATGCTGATGAACTGGCTGTTGAGTCCGCTGGTGACCGCGATCAGGTTGGTCAGGCTGGTCTGCGACACGAAGCTGAAGCAGCGACCATCCAGGCCGACCATGCTGTTGAAGCGGCGCGCCATCTCGGTGGCGACCAGCCCCATCGTCACGCTGTCCGACCACGGAATGACGAAGTGGGTGAACCACGTGCTGGGGATCGCCGCGAAGGCGTTGCCGATGCTGTTCAGCCCGGCGCCGTTGGCGTTGTTGGTGATCGGCGCCAGCAGGTTGTAGGCGCCCGCGGTCTGGCCGCCGGGGAAGTTGTCGCCCGGCAGCAGGTTCCAGCGCACGTCGAGCTGCTTGGTCAGCACGCCCTTGTCCCGGCTGGTCAGCGTGACGGTGTTGGTGCTGCTGGTCGCGATCACCGGCAGCGGCGGCAGCAGCGCGTTGGCAGCCAGAACGATGTTGGCCGCGATGGTGGTCGCGGTATCGACGCCCGGCGTGACGGTCACCGAGATCTGCTGGCCGCCGACATACAGGTTCAGCGGGCCGGCCGGCCCGGTCAGGCTGGTGGCGGTGATCGGGATGGTCCAGGTGTTCACCGCCGGCGTGCTGCCGTCCGGGATGCCCATCACGAACAGCGCGGTCCACGGGTTGGCGCGGATGAACGCGGTCACCATGCGGTGGCCGATGCCGCCGTAGCCCAGCAGCAGGGCCGCCTGCTGCGGCGTGAACACCTGCACGGCGGTCAGCGGCGCGATGGTGCCGCCGGCGACGATCGAGGAGCAGATCAGCACCTTCGCCGGGTAGGCGATCAGGCCGGAGGCATCGTAGTTCGGCGCGATCTCGACGAAGGCGCCGGGAACCTGGAGGTTCGCCGGGATCTCGTTGAACGAGATGCTGATCGGCGGCGTCTGGGTCGCGAGCTGGGACTGGCTGCCGCTCATGGCGCGGCTCCCTCATGCGCGGCGGGCAGTGCGGCGGTGCCCTCGGCCAGCAGCACCAGGTCGTTGTGCAAGATCAGCTGGCGCACGTGCATGTCGTCCGCCACCAGATATCCCTCGGGCGGGCAGGCCGCGCGGGTCAGCCACTTGTGCTTCCCGCCGGGCATCGGCACCGGCAGGTCGCCGACACTGTCGTGCGGGCGGACCCGCAGCATGTTGGGCACGCTCATGTGGCGAACTCCACCAGATCGGTCATTTGCGTCGTGGCCGGCGCCGAGGCGAACGCCCACGTCTCGGACAGCGCGTCCATGTTGTTCGGCGTATCCAGGCCGGGCGGCAGCAGTTCCTCGTAGGGGATGGTCAGGCTGAGCGCGCCGGCCGCCAGCGCCTCGTCCACCCAGTCCTCGGAACTCAGTGCCAGGATGTCGCTGACACGCACCGTGCCGCTGGCCGCCCACGGCGTGTCCGGCGGGTTGATCAGGTAGCCATGCACCGCCAGCGTGGCCGCGCGGATCAGCGACAGCACGCCGGGGCTGAACTTGTCGCCCAGCATGCGCAGCATCGGGCCGCCGGTGTTGCGCGTCACGACCGCCAGGAACCAATGGCTGTCGCCGCCGAAAATCACGGCGTTTTCCGCGTGCGGCGTCACCCCCGCGAACCCCAGGCAGACCGCCGGGCAGCGCCGCGTCAGCGCGCTCCACTGCTGCTTGCCCATCTTGCCGTCCAGCCAGTGCCAGTCGAACTGCTGCGGCGGGAACACCTGTTGCAGCCGCGCCTGCAGCGCGCGGGCCATGAAGTGCAGCGGGCCTTCGCCGCTCCAGCCTTCCAGCGCGCCGGCCGGCAACTGCTGGAACGAACTGGTGCCGGGTCCCGGCGTGCCCGGCGGTGCGGTGATGCCGCTCATGTGCCGCCGAGGCCGCCATACCAGAACGTGACGCTGTCGGGCGGGTTGTAGCCGGTGCCGGACAGCGTGCTGCTGCCGTCGTTGAACACCGGGCAGCCGGCATCCTGCACCTGGCCGTAGCTTTGCGCCCCCGCCGGCGTGCCGTCGGCCAGCAGCACCGTGCCGTCGCGCAGCGCCTCCAGCCACTTGATGGTCTCGTTGCGGCTGACGACGATCTGCGTGGTGGGGTTGGTGGCGTCGCCGTGCGCCATGTCGTAGCGGGCCAGGATGCAGCAGGCGCGCGTCAGTTCCTGCGGCGTCGGCACCACGGGCGTGAGGTAGCGGCGGCGCAGATAGCTGTCGATGACCGCCGAGGAATCGGCGAGCGCGACGTTGCAGGCGTCGATGTCGATCACGTCCTGCGGCTGGCCTTCCGGCACCGACAGGCGCATGATCTCCGCCTGGCCGAAACGCGATACCAGGTCCTGCGCGGTCGCGTAGGCCATCAGTGCGCCGCGCCGGCGCGGCGGGCGGCCGGATTGGCCTTGGCCGGCCGCACCTTGGTGGCCGGCTTGGCGGCGGCGCGGCGCGGCGGCCGAACCCCGCGCACGCGCAGCAGCCCGGCCCGCGCCAGGGCGACGACCGGCGCCATCAGTCCAGCCAGGTGTTTTCGAGCGCCTTGAACAGGCCGCGCAGCGGGTTGGGCGCCAGCGTGGCCGCGCCCGAGGTGGCGTCGATCGGCACGAACTCGTTCTCGCTGTATGCGCGCGCGTCGGGATACAACTGGGTGCCGCACACCAGCAGGTCCGACTTGATGCCCATCGGCGTGCCATCCGGGCGGCGGATGCTGGCCATCGCGGTGCGCGCGGCAGTGACGTTGGCGATGGTCATCTGCGCCTGCGACCCGAAGATGAGCTGCCATAGCCCGTAGCCGGCATTGGCGCGGCCATCGACGCCCCACTCGAATTCCTTGTTCCAGAACACCTGCGGGTCGGTCATGGAGAACTTGGGGATCACCACGAACGGCTTGCGGGTCTGCCAGATGAACGGCTTGACCGCCTTGGTGGTGTCGATCAGGAACCACCAAGGGTTGCTGCCCGACTGGTAGTTCGCCACCGTCGTGCCGCCGGTGCCGGCGGCGTTGTTCGGGTTCGGATGCGCCGTGCTGAAGAAGTTCACGCCGTCATAGGTCAGCGTCGTGTTGCCGGCCTGCATCAGCTGCGCGATCAGCAAATCGGGCAGGTGTCGCGCGTTCATGGCCAACTGCTGCGCGCCCTGCGTGATCATGCCGTACTGATCGTCCTCGATGTCGTTGCGGCTGACACCGATGGTCTGCTCCCAATCCTTGTTGGTGATCGAGAACGTCGCGGTGGAAAGCTGGTTGACGACGCGGTCGCCCAGCCATTCCCGCAGGCCCGGCAGCAGCGCCAGACGCGGATAGATCTGGATGCGGCCGGTGGACGGCGCGGTGAAGCTGAACTTGTCGAAGATCGTCGCCGTTTCCCAGAACTGCGTGTTGTAGGCGAGGGAAACGGCGTCGTTGATGCTCTGGAGAGCCGGAAAGGTGATATCCACGGGTCAGGTCCCCTTCACGCGCAGGCACGGCGTGCCCTTGTCGAAGCCCGACAAGGTGCCGACCAGCAGCGGGGCGCCGGTGGCGCCGACGGTGATGATGAAGCTGTCGTTGGCGACGAAGGCGGTGCCCCCCGCCGTGATCGTGAAGCTCAGCCCGCCATCGACGAACGCGGTGCCGGTGCCGCCCACGGTGTTCAACTTGGTGCCGTCAGGCCGGTAGACCGCGAATACGGTGGCTGCGCTGAACAGCACCAGGTAGCCGCCGATCGGCGCGCTGTCGGCCGCCGTGATGGTGCCGAAGGTGCCGTTGCCGGTATTGGCGCCGCTCTTGCCGAGCGCGGTGAACGGATAGGCCGCGCCGAGACCGAACTGCGCGTTGCCAGCCACGGCGGCCGCCGTTTCGGCGCCCCCCGGACCGCTCATGGTGAACGTGCCGTCGTCGGTGGCGTAGACGTTGCCGTCGATGCTGGCCACCGCAGCGCCGGTGATCGGCACCACCCAGAAGCCCTTGTCCACCACCACGTAGTCGCTGGATGCGGCCGCGTTGGCGGTGTTGTTGTAGTCGCGCTGGGCGATGCCGACCGCGACCACGCTGCCGGCGGTCTGCACGCGCTGCAGGTAGCCGCTGGCATTCAGCGCCACCATGCCGCCGCCCCAGATCTGCTCGCCGGGAGCGACCTGGTAGCCGAACGCGCCCGGCCCGAGCGGGCCGCGTCGCTGGATCGGGTTGAACTGCGTCAGTGCCATGGGATCAGGCCGCCTTCTTCTTCTTCGCCGCCGCGAACTTCTTCGGGTCGATGCCCATGGTCTGGCAGACCTTGGACTCGGTCTCGGTCAGCCCGTCGCCGTCGCCGTCCGCCGCGTCGTGGCGCACGGTGTGCTGGCCCGCGCCGCCGGTGTGGATCGACGGCAGCTTGCCGATCTCGGTTTCCACATCCGCCGCGTTGGCCATGTGGCGCGTCACGTAGTGGTCGCGCAGCGGCGCGATCGGCTTGCCGTCGGCGATCGCCTTGTCGATGAACGCGGTGGCGCGGGTGCGGGCGCCGTCGGCCTGCAACTGCGCGATCTGCGTTTGCAGTTGCGTCACCAGCTCGGGCTTCACGGCCGCGGCGACCTGCGCCTGCAACTCGGTGACGCGCGCGGCGTGCGCCGTGCGCTCGGCGGCCTGGCGCTCGATCGCGGCGAGGATCGCCGCCTCATCCGCGTCGGCGGCCAGGCCGAGCAGCGTCCGCATCCGGACTACGTCCATCTGTGACTCCTGGTGGTTGAGGGTGGCGAGCTGGGTCAGGTTCGGGGTGTTGGTCAGGGCCGCGCGGCGCAGCAGCAGCACGCGGCCGGTGTTTTTCTCGACGTCCATCACCGGGCTGATGCCGCGATAGGACTTATCGGCCAGCAGCGCGCGTCCGGTGTCGGTCCATTCCACGCGGCCCCAGATGCCGTTCGACGATCCAGCCGCGCGCCGGCGACGGCTCGCCCTTCGGCGCCGCGATGTCGGTGCTGTGGTTCTCATCGACCGGCAGGCGCGCGTTCGGTCCCGCCATGCTGGCGGCGATCACGGCGGCGGCGTTCGTCAGCGTGTAGGGACCGCGCCCATCAGCGCCCTTGAACGTGCCGGCCGGCACAAGCTGCACCCACTCGGGCACGCCGGCATCGAGCGCGGTATGAAGGGTGATGGTGGCGGTCACGGGCCGGAGGATGGCGGGGCGAGCCCGGCCGCATCACCCCTTCCGGGGAAGGGATGATGCGGCCACTCGCGCGCGCGCCAGGGCGATCAAGCGGCGGGGGGCTACACAGACCCGTGTGAAGCCGCCAAAGCCGCACAACCCCGCTCTTACGGCTCTTATAGGCTACTTAAACGCGACTGGGGATCAGCGGCTGCGCAGCGCGCCCTGCAGCTCGACGCGGACGATGCCGAGCACCGCCGCCCGGTCGGCCGGGCCGAAGCCAAGGTAGGGGCGCGCGGGGATCGTCACCTTCTTCGCGCGCACGCCGAACACGTGGCCGCTGGCGCCCATCATCGGGAAGAACAGCGCCTTGGCGTTCTTCGGCACGATGGTGGCGCCGAACTGATGCACGGCGGCGTAGATCTTGTTGCTCCCCAGCCGCAGCGTGTGGCCCTGCACATCGAACGTCAGGCTGCCCATGAGGCTGCCGCGCCGCACCACGCCGCCGCGCAGGATGGATATGCTTTTCGTGATCGCCGCATAGCCTGGGCTCCACGGCTTCCAGGCATTGCCCTGCGGGTCCCTGGCGGTCTCGAAGCGGTGTTCGGTGACGGTGCGAAGTTCACTACCCATCGCCCGCAGCATGCCGGCCGGCTCGTGCCCCAGCTTTTGCAACGCGCGGAATCCGGCGGCGATGGAGTCGCCCTGGAAGCTGACGGTGACGGTGGCGCCGGCCATGCTGGAACTCCCTGCGATGTTGGCCTATATCGGTTTCGGGCGTGCCGCGACGCGGTGCAATTCTGTCTGCCGTAGCACGGTCGCAAGGCCGGAGCGATTTGTGGGGTTACCGACAGGCCCCACCGGCACGCCCATCCGGTTCAGCGTCACCTCAACACATCCGCGTCGGAGCCGAACAGCAGCTTGGCTCGCGCCAGGAACTTCCGGGTGGTCGCATCGTCCATGTAGTGCAGGCTGAGCAGATAGTTCTCAGCCCGGTCGAGCGTCGTCTTGATCGCTAGGCGCAGGATCTTGGCGCCGGCGCGCAGCAGCACCACGCGGCCTGCTTGCTGCCCTACCACAACGCTCGGCTGCGCGATCGCCAGCGGCGCCAGCAGATAGTCGTCCACCGTCAGGTCGGGATGGCGCAGCAACTGCTTCTCCATGGTGTCGGCGGACAGCAGCACTACGTCGCTCTGCGCGCCGATCGCCGCCTTGACCGCCTCCGGCATGCGGCCGATCGGAATGGTGCCCTTCGGGTCGCGCACGAATTCGCGGATCGCGTCGAGCGCCTTGTCGGTCGGCTGCGGCTCGCGCGGGCCGACCGGGCGCAGGTTCGGCGCGCGCACCGGCAGCTCGGCCGCCCGGCCGGCCCTCCAGGCTTTGCCCACGTTGTAATCGAAGCCGGGGTCGATGCCGACGGGCACGTGGTGCAGCTCGCCGGTGCGCGGGTTGGTCCAGGGCTTGGTCACCAGCGGCGGCGAGGCGTCCGGCCCGTCCTTGCCCATGCGGCGCATGCCGCCCTCGCTGGTGGGCGACACGCGGCAGCCGCAGTGCCAGCCGTTCGGCGGGTAATGCGTGTCCCACCATGGATCGTCGGCGCGCAGCGTCAGCCCGTCCCACGCCAAGTGCATCAGCCGCGGATGCCGGCTGCCGGAGTGCCGGTACTGCCAGTAGGGGAAATGCCGCAGCACGTCGGGGTCGGTCTGCTGGGCGTAGCGGCCGGCGCTGTAGGCGGTGGACAGGTTCGTCTCATAGATCACCTGCGCCCGCCATCCCGGCTCGCCGGTGTGCTGCCAGCCGTGGGTCTTCACGATGCGGTCGAAGTCCGCGCGGAACTCGGCCAGCGTGGTGCCCTTCTCAAGCGCCTTCTGAATGGCCTGTTGGAAGTCGCTCAGCAGGGCATCAGAGGCAGCGCCGGCGACCATGAAGCCACGCGTGTGCGCCTCCTTCCACACGCCGGTCCAGTGGTCGGTGGGCACGCGCACCTTGCCCCGGAAGAAGTCGATCGCTTCATGAAAGGGCAGGTCGATCGCTTCAGCGGTGGTGGGCACGGCTCAGTGCCGCCGCACGCCGATCTCGTCCAGCAAGTCGGCTTGGCCGACGATCTGCGCCAGCGCCATGCCGCGCGCCATCGCCTCGGCAAACTCCTTCTGCGGCAGTTCCAGGCGGCTCAGCCGGTGCGCGAGGTCGTGCAGGTCGGTGGCCTGGTCGAAGGCGTGGCGCACCGCACCCGTCATGCCGGCCAGCGCGCCGGCCGCCTCGCCGGCAACCCGCGCGGTGAGCTGCTCGACCAGTTCGGGCGCGGCCTCGGCCTGCAGCGTGATCAGCCGGCCGAGGTAGCGGCGGGCGGTCTGCATGTCGGCCGTCGCGTCGTCGGGCTTCACCGCCGGCAGCAGCTTCCCGGCCGCGCCCGGTGCCGCCGCCGGCGCGGGCGGCGCCAGCACTTCGTCGTCGCCCTCGGGCGCGGCCAGCCCGAGGCGCTCGCGCACGTCGTCGGCGCGCACCTTCAGACCGAGCGGGATCATTGCCGCCGCGCCCTGGATGAACTCGTTCAGCGGCACCTGGTCGGGCTGGCCGATATGCAGGATCGGGTAGGCTTCCTGCGGCCCGAACGTAAACGCGATCATCGACTGGATGACCTGGCGGGTGAGCGTATTGGACAGCTTGCCGGCGTCGAACCGCTCCACGTCCTGTTCGACGTCGCGGTGCTCCTTGCCCACCGCATGGCCGCCGGCGATCGCGTCGGTGCCGGCGGTGCCCCCCAGCACGACTTTCGACACGGTGCGGTCCAGCCAGTCCAGCCGCTTTTCGTACAGCTCGCTGCCGCCCTTGCGGTCGGCGATGGTCGGGAACTCGACTTCCATCGACTTCGGGATCATCGCCGCCACGTCGCCGGCGATGCTGCTCACGGCGCGCCACAGGATCGACTTGTCGGTCTGCGACGCCTCCGGCCCATAGCGGCCGAGGCGGATCGGCATGCCATACGCCTGGGTGAACAGCGCCCAGTCGCGCAGCGTGAACATGGAGTACATCCACAGGAACGCCACGATGCGCGTGAGCCCGGCGCGGATGGTCAGGCCGCTCTTGGCTTTGTGGCGATGCTGGATGAACTTGTGCGGCGCGAGGTCCGCGAAGCCGCCCAGGGTCTCGCTGCTGGCGTTGGCCGCGCCGGTGCGCAGCCAGATGGTGTCGCCGTCGCGCCAGGACAGTTCGAAGAACCGCCATTCGCGGAACAGCAGCTCCTTCGGCCGAACGCAGCCGGGCTTCGTCTCCCACACGATTTCGGTGACACTGCCGCCCTTGCCGATCGCGTCGGTGATGTCGAACAGCGCGCTTTCCAGCACGCCGGTTTTCAGCCAGTCGGTGACGAAGGCGGCGTGCTTGACGTGTTCGGCGTCGTCGCTGGCGGGCCGTGCGGTGATCGGCAACTGGCACACGCCGCGCCGGCGCTTGGAGAGCACCGCGTGGTAATGCGGATACATCTCCTCGATCTCCTCCTGGACGATGCGCCATTCCAGCGACGAGCCGTTGTCGGCCGCGCGGATGATGCCGCCGAGCAGCTCCGGCCGCATCCGCGTGGCGAAGTGGCCGGCGAACGGCGGCCGGCCCTCGATCGCGTCGGTGCCGCTGATCTCGGCGCGCATCTGCGCCAGCACGCTGCGCGGGATCGGCCTGCCGTCGGCATCGAGCAGGCCGGACATTTCCTCCGCCATCAGACCGGCTCCGGCGGCACGTCGCGCCATTCCGGCTCGCCGTCGTCACAGACCCAAAGCTGTTGCAGGATGCGCAGGACGCGCTGCTGGCCAGGTGGCCCGCGCCGCTCGGAAAATCGCAGGGCGTTCGTCGCCAGCCATGTGCGATCGCCGTCCTGGATCGTCACATCCCCATCATCGGTCACGCCATAGGTCACGCGTTCATCCGGCATGCTGCGCCTCCATTTCGCGCACGATCGGGTCGGCGGGGTTCACCTTCGGCGCCAGGTGCGCCGGCAGATGCTCGCGGTAGCGCCAGCCGAGCCGCAGCACATGGTCGCGCTGCGCGATCGAAAGGTGTTCCACCGGCTTGCAGCAGACGTAGCGAACGAACTCCCAATGGCGCGGCAGCAGCTTGCGCCGGTCGATAAGGTGCAGCGCGTTCATCACCAGGCCGAGCGCCACGGTGCGGGCATGCGCGACGCGCCACGCATCCTCTTCGTCAAGCGGTGCGGCGATGTGCGCGCTCACTACACGCCACCGGCCGGCGGCGCGAAGCAGTAATTCTGGCCGGTCTTCGGGCTGCGCCATAGGAAGCCTTCGAACATGAACGGGCTGTCCGGCACTTCGATCTCGCGCGGCATGTCTTCCCACTTGTCCGGCGCGCCCGGCCACATCTCCGGCGTGACATGCGCTCGCCAGTGGCCGTCGCGCTGCTGCTCGGCTTCGACCGGCCGGCCATCGGCGACGTTGCAGCAGTAGCACAGATCGCTGGGCGGGTTGTGGCAGTGCCGCCATTGCCCCTCGATCCAGTCCTTGTGTGGCTTCAGCCGATCCAGCAGCGGACCTTCCGGCGGCGGCGCGGCAAGGGTCGGTGCGGCGGACACGACAAGGCACAGCCCGAGATACCGCATCACAGCATCAATCCTCCCCTCATTTCGGGCATCCAGCCTCGGCCGCTCGGCTGCGCGTCCACGTCGTCGTCATGGTTCGGGCGGTCGCGCCAGCGGTTGCTCGCCGGCGGCTTCAGCGCCGACGGCATGGCGCCCTCGTAGCCGTACTCCATCACCTCGGCCTCGCTGGCGGCGTAGGCGAGGGCGCTGGCGATCGCGGCGTCGCCGTGGCGCTGCTCGCCGGCGGCGGTGCGGCGGCGGTCCGGGATCTTGGCGATGCCCCGCACCAGCTTGACCATGCAGTGGTCATCGACGATCTCGCGGTCGCGCGGCAGCAGCATCGCCGCGTCCTCGATCGCCGCCTTCCAGCGCGGCATGTGCTCGCGATACCAAAGCTCGGACAACTGCACCGGCTCGACGCACTCGCCGTAGCGTTGCAGCGTGGCCTCGGCGATGTAGCTGCCGTTGCCGCCGGCGTCGAGTTTTACGGCGCGCAGCTTGGGCGCGCGGTCCAGGATGTAGAACAGGATCTGCCGCTGCTGCTCGTGCGGCACCTCGCGCAGCTCAAGCACCAGCCGCGGGCGGCGCACCAGGTCGCGGCCGATCGCCAGCAGCCAGTCCACCGTCAGGTCGCGCACGCGGCCGAAGTCGCTGCCCAGTGCGTGCGCCTCGTCCTTGTGCAGCGCCGACAGCACCGGCAGCAGCTCGCGCTCGCAGAACGCCAGTGCCTCGGCGACCCGGATATGCTCCGCCCACAGGGTGAAGCCCTTGGGCGCGGTCCAGCGCACCACCGGGACATCGGGAACGCACCGTGCCTCGACCAGCACGCGCGGCAGATATACCCCGCTGGTGGGGTTCGGGATGACGTTCAGTTCCTCGTCGGCGTTGTCGCGATAGGTGTCGAGGATCTCCTGACGCCATTTTGCTTCGGCCTCGGCCGACCATGCGCGGCCGAGGCGCAGGCAGATGCGGCGATACAGCCCTTCCGCCAGCGCCTCGTCGAACGTGGTGCGGGTGACCGCGCCGCGCGTGCGGCCGGCGCGGATGTCGTTGATCAGGCCGTTGAACGGGTTTTCCTCGCCGAAATGGGTGGAGACGACGACCACCTTGCCGCCCCAGATCAGCAGCGCGAGTGCCGCCTTCAGCACCGCCTCCAGGTCATCCATGAACGCGGCCTCGTCCAGGATCACCAGCCCCTGCTTGCCGCGCAGCGCGCGCGCCACGCTGGGCAGCGCGATCACCTCGAAGCCGCTGGCGAAGCGGATGCGGAACGCGCCGACGGACTTGTCGGGATTCTCGGGGTCGGTGAACAGGAACTCCTGCACCTCGCCGGCGGCGACCTGGAACGCCTTCGCCCATTCGGCCACGTAGCCGATGAACTCGCGCGTCATGTCCTTTTCGTAGCCCATATATAGCACGTCCTGGCCGCCGGCCGAGCGGGCCGCGCCAGCCGTCGCAGCTGCGACCGCGCCGAGCGCCCAGGAAAAGCCGGTGCGCCGCGACTTCTCGTGCACGCTGAGCGCACTCGCATCGATCGCCTGCCACAGGCGCTGCTGATAGGGCAGCAGGACATCGGGAAGGGCGGTCATGCGCGTGCCTTTGCGACAGCCCTGGCGCAATTCACAAGTTGGTCGCGATAAGCGCTCTTGCCGGCGAGATCGCTTGCCGACAACTGATCGCCGATGGCGCGCAAATACCGCTCAACCGCCGCGATCTCCTTGCGCAGCAACTCTGGCAGGCAGCCGCTGTCCCAAAGGCTGACTTCGATGCGGATTACGTCGCTCATGGCACCCGCACAAAGCGCAGCACGCCAGGGCCGCGCTCCAGGATCGGCTGCTCCCACTCGCATTCCGGGCGCGCGTAGATGCGGCCGGTGCCGATGTCCTCGTAGATCACCAGCGGCACGCCATCGTTCGCGTCGCGCGCGCGGCAGATGACGCGGTACAGGCCGCCCTTGTAGTGGCGCCAGAGTCCGCCCTCGATCATTCGGCCTTCACCTTTTCCGGATTGCGGGCGGCGTGGTGGTAAAGCTCCTGCAGATCGAGCCGCAGCAGATGCCGGGCGGCCCGGTCGCGCGGCACGCTCTGGTGGAACAGCTCCTCCACCAGCATCGCGATCTCCAGGCCGACATCGCCGCTCACCGCGCCACCTCATCGCGCAGGTTCGCCAGCGCCTCGTCGCGCGACTGGCCGAAGGCGAAGCGGCCGCCGGGGCCGGGCATCAGCTCGCCGCGCGGGAACGGCGTGCGGCGGGCCAGCGCGATCCAGCAGATGCGCGACCGATAAATTGCGACGTGCCAGCCCGTTATCATGGCGTTAATGCATCGGTTGCAGCGTGGGGGCAGGATCGGATACGGAGGTGATCCGATGAAAATCCGCACCGCTCTCGCCGCCCTGGTGGTGGCCGCCCTGGCGCCCGCCCTCGCCACCGCGCAGCCGACGCCGGCGACGGTGGACACCTGCTTCGTCCCGGCCGAGCCCTGCGCCGGCCGCATCGTGGCGGCGATCGACAGCGCCCGCGCCAGCATCCGGGTGGAGGCGTACGGCTTCAGCGCCCGCCCGATCATCGCAGCCCTGCTGCGCGCCAAGGATCGCGGCGTGGACGTGGCGGTGCTGCTCGATCGCTCCAACGAGCACGGGCACGGCAGCGGGCTGGCGGCGATGCAGCGCGCCGGCATCCCGGTGTGGATTGACCGTGTGCCGGGCATCGCGCACGTCAAGGCGATCATCATCGACAGCCGCGTGGTGATCGGCGGCAGCTACAATTACACCGCCAGCGCCGAGCGTCGGAACGTCGAGGACGTGACCGTCACCGTCTCGCCCGAGGTGGCGGCCGAGTTCACCCGAAATTGGCAAGCCCGCCAGGCCCGCGCCGCCACCCAGTAGGCGCGCGTTCATGCGGGCGCGCTTTCATGCGCCAGGACCCGCGCCGTCCATGCGCAGATCCGCGCCGCCGACTGCCCGCGAACGCCGTCCCATTCGCCCGGATAGTCGGGACCGTCGCCGCGAACGTCCGTGTGGAAGCTGACCTGCCCGGTCGGCAAATCCACATACAGCACGACGCGGTGATACTCCTGCGCCGGGTCCTCGCCCCAACCCCAGCGAATGTTCAGCGCATCGGCATGGTCGCATAGCGCCTGCGCGAGGTTGCCCATTGCCCACTGCTTGCGGTCATAGGCCGCATGCTTGTAGCGGCGCCGGTACACCTTCGCCCGCGCTGAGTTCTTCTGGGCACGGAACAGGTTGAGCGCGATCGTGCCGGCTGGCCCCAAGCCACCGAGCCGCTCATATAGCGCCTTGGTCGCGTCGCCGCTGGAGCCTTCGTAGACTCCGACGACGTAGGCGAGACTCTCTGCGTTGCTCATGCCGCCTGCGCCACGCTATCAGCGGCTGCCGGGCTGGCGCGCCAGTAGCGGCGGTCGAACGCGTCGCCGCTGAACGTCACTCGTTTTTGCTGCATCAGTTCCAGAGCGCGTGGCCGACAGTGATGGTGCTGCACGGCGGATGCGTCCAGGACGCGATGACGTGCGGCGGCTCGCCGGGCGGCGCTTTCGGCACGGCGGCCAACACGGCATCCAGCACCGTCGCCGAGCAGATCGATGGTCATGTGCGTTTTGCCGCCATTGCCTCCAGCGCGTCGGCGATGCGGTGCAGATCGACAAGGGCGGTGCTGAGCAGCACGGCGAACGCCCGCTTGGCGGTCGGTTCGTCATCCTTGTCCATTGCTTCGATGAAGGCCGTGACGTGGCCCTGGATGTCCCGCTCGGTCATGCCGCCCTCACCCCCAGAATGCCGGCCTTGATGGCGGCCAGCGTTTCGCCGCTGATGCCGCGCTCGCGCGCGATCGTCTCCGCCGCCGTCGCGGCTTCGCGCTTGGCGCGTTCGGTCGCCCGCTTCTCGGCGGCGGCGACGAATTCCACGTTGGTCTTGCTGGCGCGCGACAGATGATCCAGCGCCTTGGCCAGCATCATCGTGCCCTCGGGGTTGCCGGCCAGCGCCGCCGCGCCGTCGCCGTCCACCGCCTCGCCGTCGGCCGCCTTCATGAACAGGTCGAGCACCGCGCTGTGCAACAACTCGATGTTCAGCGCGGCCGCGCGGGATTGCGGCGCGTCGCCCAGCTCGCGCACCAGCGCCTCGGCCACCTGCCGGCTGCGGCGCATCCGCTCGCCCAGCTTGTCCAGCCCCTGGATGTGCCGGCCCAGCGCGCTGCGGCTGGGGGCACGGTCGATCAGCGCGCGCAGGTGCTCCAGGATCTGGTCGATCGTCCAGCCCATTCCGCGCAGGCGGCCGATCTCGGCGCGCACTTCCTCGGGCAACTGATCGATGCTGCTGGGCCGCGTCACGGCCGCTACTCCGCGCCGCGCCGCTTGACCCCGGGATGCACCGAGCGGCCGGCGGCCACGTCGTCGCCGGCTTGCGTCAGCCGGGCAACCCACAGATCGCCTTTCGCGGCCTCGATCTTCTCGATGCGCAGCAGCCCATGGTCGGACAGAAATTGCAGGTCGGCGCGCACGATGTCGCTGCCGACGCGGTGGCCGAAATAGTCCAGCGCCTGCTTCACCACGCTCTCGTTGCCGGCATTGCCGGGCATTTCGGCCAGCGCGCGCAACACCACCAGCCGGCGGTCGGCCGCCAGTTCCTCGGCGAAACTCATACCTCGCCCTCTCCGATCTGGTGTTTCAGCAGCAAATCGTTGATGTGCTCGATCCGCTTCACGCCTTCCGCGACGCCATTGATGCTCTGTTGCAGCACCGCGACGCCGGTTTCCACGGCGCCGACGCGCAGGGATAGAGCCAGGAACTCGCCATGGCCGGGCACCGTGTTGGAGCGGTGCTCCAGCGACTCGACGCGCTTCTCCAAACCCTGGTGGCTGCGCAGCGGCGCGAAGCTGCCGTGCAGCGCGTTGCGGGTCAGCCACAGCACGATGCCGCCAACGCCGCCGATCACGGCGACGATGGCGGCCAGTGTCTGCCAGTCGGCGGGCGTGGGCACGGTCACCGGCTATTTCGCGGGCGCGCAGGCGCCGCCGGCGACGGTCAGGCTGTTGTAGCTCGCCAGCGCCTGCACCAGGGCCGCGATGGCGTCGGCCTCCGCCGAACTCCCGGTCACGGCGTTGGCCACCGTGGTCGCGAGATCGGCGATGGCGGCGTCGCCGCACGCCAAATTCTTCAGGAGCGTGGGCGACGCGTTCGGGATGGCGGCGACCAGCGACGACGCGATCTTCGCGCTGGCCGTGGCGATCGCCGCGTCGCCGGTGATCGCCGCCTGTGTCGCAGCCGGCACCGGCGCGGTGGCCGTTTCGTCGCACCCAGCCGTCAGCAGCGCGATCATGCTGACGCCGGCGAGCGCGATCCAGCGATTGCGCTGCGGCCACGGCCGCCGGAAGCGCGGCGCCGTCTTCGACCAGCCGTTCACGATGCTGTACCGGCGACGGTGGGTGCCGGTGCCGGGGCGGGCGTCGCGGCCTGCATCGCCGCCACCACGGACTGCGCGCCGACCAGCACCATCTCGGCGGCGCCGACCGCCTGCGACAGGCCGGGCACTTCCGCCTCGGCCAGCTTGATCGCCGACGCGACCAGCGGGTCGGAGGCTTCCAGCTTCTGCACAGATTTTTCCGCGCCGGCGGCCAGCGCCACCAAGTTGGTGACGGCGCCGCGGAAGTCGGACGCGATATGCGAAAGATCGAACATGAACATCCTCAACGTTGCGCCGCGCACCCCGCGCGGCATGGGTCTCCGGCCGCGCTACCGAGTCGCGGCCGTCAGGAACGGAATGCTGGCGAAGGCGATGCGGGCGAGGCGCGCCGCGAAGCCATGCGCGTCGTCGATCCATTCCGGCATCTCGGCCGTGAACGCGATGCGCTGCGCCAGGAAGTCCGCGCACAGCAATGCGACGTCTTTCCATGCGGCGGCGGCGGCCAGCGTGCGCGGCCCGATCACGCCGTCGATCGTCACGCCGAGCGCCGCCTGCAGCAGTTTCGCGGCGTTGCCCGCGCCATTGTTGAAGGCGCTGTCGAACACGTGCAGCGCCAGCGCCGGATGCATCTCGGATCCGCGCACGGCGGTCCAGAAATCCCGGCGCGCGATCTCCATCGCGGCGGAATAGGTCAGCGCAGCGATATCGACGTCGGGATAGCTGGCGGCTGAGACGCCGAACTTGCTGCCCGCCAGCACGCCAATGCCGACCCGGCCGGTGCGCCAGTTGCCGCGATCGCCGTATGTCAGGTCGAGCGTGCTGCCCTCGAAGCCGGCGGTGACGGCCCAGATGCGCGGAAACACATCGTCGCTGGCGCTGCCACTCATGCTGCGGTCTCCGGGGTTCGCGGTGGACGCTACGCGCGCGCGCGACATGCCCGTCATCCCTTCTCCGGAAGGGACAGCGACAGGCTGTATTGTTCGCGGCCGGGCTGCGGATGCAGGTGTTTCCACACGCTCGCTTCGTTGCAGCCGAGTTTGCGGGCAATCGCGGAATAGCTCATGCCGCGCTGCCGATAAATGCCGGCCCGCCATGCCTTCGCCAGTGGCACATGAACGCGGTCATGGCCGAAATGGCCGAACAGCCGCGCCGCCGCCTCGGCGCCGATCTCGGCCGCCAGCGCGCCGCCGCTGACCGGCACGGTGATGCGCGTGCCGCCGTGCCGCTCGATCAGCAGGAGCGCCGCCGTCTCGCCGATCAGCGCGACCAGCGCGGCCTCGGGGCTGGCGGCCTCGGTCATCCCGCGATCCGCACGCGCAGCGCCAGCAAGGCACTTTCGCCGCTGCACGCGCGGCGCCACACCAGCCGCACGGTGAGGTGGTTGCCGTCGCGATACACGCGCGCCATCGGCTTCAATGCGAAGCCGACGCGCCGCATCGCCTCGTGCATCGTCAGTGCCTCGTCGAACACCAGGAATTCGGCGGCGGCGAACCGCCCGGCGGGCGCGAGCTTGTTGCGGAGCAGCCTCATCGCCGCGCCACCGCCGCGCCGGCCTCGGTGAGCATGCAGGCGACATTCACCCGCCCCGGACCACACGACGACATGGTGGCGGTCAGCAGGCCGAGCCGCTTCAGTCTGTCGATGCGATCGAGCATCCGCCGCACCGCGGCGGGCACGTCCGACTGCTTCTGCGAAACCCCGCACACGGAGTGCGGCAGCAGGCGCAGCAGTTCGATGTCGGCCACGCTGATCTCAGCCATGGCCGGCCTCCGGTCCGCGCATGACGATCTCGGCGTGCAGCGTCTGGGCGACACGGCGCATGTCCGGCGCAGATACCTCCTCGACATAGATCAGTTCGAGCGCCGCGCGGGCCGAACGCAGCGCCAGCACCGTCGGGTCGTGCTGTGGGTCGCACCCGAGCTGCTGCTCCAGCAGATCGCGGGCGCGCTCCAGTCCGACGAGGCAGCGGCCAAGATCGGCCATCTGTTCCAGGGTCAGCGCCGGCAGCGTGAAGTCAGGGCGCACGTCGCTCATGATCGCACCTCGTTTTTCGCCGCCGACAGGCGGGCGCTCCATGCCTTCAGGCCCTCGATCACCTTGTTGGCCTGATGCCCATCCAGCCATTCCGGGTCCGCCAGCTTCACCTGCCGGAAACAGAAGCTGCGCAGGGCCGCGTCGCTGCCGTCGGCCAGCAGCGGCGCCATGTCGCGCCACACCGCCCACACCTTCCGCACATGCGGCTTGTCGCTGACCGGGCGATGATCCTTGAAGCCGAGCCGGCGCATTTCCGCGAGCAACGCCAGCAGCTGTCCGTCGCTGGCCACGCGAGAAGACTCCACGCCCGCGACCCGCATCAGCATGGCGCGGTAATCGGTCTCCGCCATACCGATCTGGGATTTCGCCACGTGCAGCTTGGCGATCATCCCGCGCCGGTCGAGTGCCCCGCTCATGGCCCCGCGATCCGGACGGCGATCGCGACATATGCCAGCAGGGCACCGACGATCATTGCGACGATGATGGCGGTCTCGATCGTCGCCTGATGCCGCCGCAGCCAGCGGCGCCGGCGGTGCGTAACGATCATCGCCGCGCTCCTCCGGTCAGCGGCCCGATCGGCAGCGGCGCGGCGGGCACACCGGCGACACCGGTTCGCTGCGCGACGCCGAGGAACGGCACGCCCTTCGCGTCCGTCGCCACTGGCGGCCGTTCCGCAATCGCTGAGGCGAGTTCCTTGCCAGTGACGGTCGCGGCGGTGGCCGCGCGCGCCCAGTCTGGCAGGGCGAACTCCACCCAATCGGGCGCCCAGTCCACCTCGCAACATGCCTTCATCGCCTCGCTCGGCAGAGCCAGCTTGGACGCGAGTTCCGGCACATCCAGCGAAACACCCCTGGCCATCTTCACGCGCTTTCCGGATTGCGCGCGCAGCAGCATCGGCCCGTTCGCGGACAGCCGGACGCGGCCCAGGAACGCGCCGATGCCGAGCGCCACTTCCACGCCGGTGCCTGGCGTTAGCCACGTCACGCCGTCCAGCAGCTCAGGCCGCAGCGAGATCGTCACTGACCGCCGAGCGCGGCGCCCGGCGGCCGGAATGCTGATCATCACGGCGGTCTTGCGCAGCCCGTTGCTTATGCCGCGCGCCGGCGACAGCACCACCCATCCGCCGTTCATGCCACGTCCTCCAGCTCGGCCCCGTGCGGCACGATGACGAACTCCTCGTGCTGCTCGATGGTGATGCCGGCGATGCCCTTCACCGCGTCGGGAGCGGCGAGGATGGCTTCCTTGTTTACCTCCTCCTTGGTGCGGATCAGGTCGAACAGCTTCATCTCGCGCAGCTTCTTCAGCACCGCTTCGACGCCTTTCAGCGCCACGCTCGGCGGCGTCACGCGCCAGCGCACCTCGCCGGTGGCGAAG